TATTACCTGGCACTCAAGAAGGCGCCAGAGAAAGTCGGCATGCTAAAGCAAATGTACGAAGAAGAATTTCAAAGAGCATTATCGCAAGATGAGGAGCGTGCGTCGTTTAGAATTGCACCTGATCTACGCGGATATAACATTGCCTAATGGTTGCCCAGAGAAAGAAACAAATTAATCCCCCTGTAGGGTCAAAGGCGCACAAAGCAAGAATGGAGCGCCAAAGGGCTAGAAGGGCAGTTGACGCTAAAGCAAAGAGAAATGGCGGCGATAAGAACAAAAACGGCATTGCGGACAAGAGAGAGAAAAAAGATATTTCGCACAACAAAGCGTTGTCTAGGGGGGGTACAAACAAGGATGGATATAGGCTTGAATCAAGAAGTGCGAATAGAAGTAGAAATTACAGGAAAAAAGGCAAATAAATGGCTTTTGCATCCAATAAAAGAGCATACGGGATCTGTGATATAACAGGATTTCGGTATCGCCTAAAGAATATGAAGAAGACCTGGGACGGTCTGCTAGTAGGGCCAGATCAATGGTCGCCTAAGCAGCCGCAGCTCATGCCTAAACCGACGCCTATAGATCCCCAGGCATTAAAGGACCCAAGACCAGACCCATCTTCAGATGGAAATGACACCACTGTCTTCACCATGTATACAAATGTTGGTGATGGTATTTTAGGTACAACTTTGCAAACATTTGCAATAAGTGCTAATGTAGGATCTGTGGAGGTAACTACAACATGAGCTTTACATTAGCGACTTTAAAATCTACGGTGCAAGAATATTTGCAGGTCAATGAGACCACGTTTAACGACAACCTAGACGAATTCATTCGAGAATCAGAGGATCGCATATTCTCTATGGTTCAGCTGCCTGAGCAGCGAAAGAATGTCCAGGGCGCCATGACGCTAGGGAACCGGTTCTTATCTACACCCTCAGACTTCTATGCTCCTTTTTCTGTGGCGATTATTGACTCAAATGTTTATTCTTATTTGTTGTTTAAGCACCCGTCATTTATAAAAGAATATAGCCCTAATTCTACTGTTACTGGACAACCCAAGTATTACAGCCTGTTTGACAATAGTGCCTTTGAGATAGCGCCGGTGCCAGACGCAGCTTACACTGTAGAGCTTCATTACTTGTATAAGCCCGCCTCGTTGACTGCAGGTGCTGATTCAGGCACCACTATATTGTCCTCCAAATACAGCGACGCTTTGCTGTACGGTACATTAGTTGAAGCCGCGGTGTTCCTTAAAGAAGCGTCCGACGTCGTTGCAACCTTTGAAACCAGGTTTAAAGAAGCCCTTACTCGCATGAAGAATTTGAGTGAAGGCCGAGAGACTAGGGATGAATATAGGTATGACTTGCTACGCACGGGTGTTACTTAGATATGATGAAAGATAATATTGACTTTGGGTTGGGTCAGGTAATGGTTTCAACGACAGACAGCGGGGGCCATGATCCAGAGTTTTGGGCTGAACAGGTTACAAATAAAATTTGTGGGATATCAGAACAAGCAGCTCCGCATATTAAAGAACAAGCGTTGGCTTTCAGATCGGCGGTTTATAATGTAATATTGGCAGGTATGAGAAGCGCAACTGCTTCTGACCGTGTTACAGTGTCCCATAAACTAAAAGAAATTGGGCATAGTGACGTTGCAAAATTTATTAAGGAGCTGTGACAATGGCTATAACTTCAGCAATATGTAATTCTTTTAAGCAAGAGCTTTTGGTAGGGACGCACAATTTTACTAACTCAAGCGGCAACAGCTTCAAGCTGGCGCTATACACTTCCTCTGCAACTTTGGGCGCAGGCACAACAGCGTACACAAGCTCTAATGAAGCAAGCGGAACTAACTACTCGGCAACAGGATCTGCGCTAACAAATGTAACACCTGTTCTAGCCAGCACCACTGCCGTGTGTGACTTCAATGATTTGACCTTCTCGAATGTCACAATAACCGCTCGCGGTTGCTTGATTTATAACGATACGAATTCTGACAAGGCTGTTTGTGCGATTGACTTTGGTGGTGATAAGACTTCAACTGCTGGCGACTTCACTATTGTATTTCCAACGCCAACAGCATCGGGCGCGATTATAAGATTAGCGTGATAGCTGATGCCTCTATCAAAGATAGAATTTCAGCCTGGTATTAACAAAGAGGCTACCGACTACAGCGCCCAAGGTGGCTGGGTTGACGGTAATCTTGTGCGTTTTAGAAAGGCTCGCGCTGAGAAGATCGGTGGCTGGCTACAACTTGGCACCACATATTATCTAGGGTTAGGCCGTGCCATGCACAGCTGGATTTCCCTGGGCGGCACTCGATTCTTAGGAGTAGGTACTACCTGGAAGTATTACGTCGAAGAGGGTAATAACTATAACGATATTACGCCAGTCCGACTCATTACCTCCGCGGGTGATGTGACCTTTGCTGCAACCAATGGTTCCTCTACAATTACTATTACGGATACTGCACACGGTGCGGTAACGAATGACTTCGTTACTTTTAGTGGCGCTGCCACTCTAGGTGGCCTTGTTACAGCTGCAGTATTAAACCAAGAATATCAGATCACTTTAGTTCCAAACGCAAACACTTATACGATCACTGCAAAAGATACGAGCGGTGATACGGTCACGGCTAATAGCAGCGACTCTGGCAGTGGTGGATCTAGCACGGTAGGTACTTATCAGATCAATGTCGGCTTAGACACTTATGTAAGCAGCACTGGTTGGGGCGTTAATACTTGGGGCGCGGGTGGATTTGGATCTGCAAGTGCTATCTCTGCAGTCAATCAGCTGCGACTGTGGACCAATGACAACTTTGGCGAGAACCTCATTATCAACGCTAGGGGTGCTGGCATTTATCGCTGGACAGAAAATAACGGTGTATCGGTAGAAGCTAAGGAGCTGTCTACGATTAGCGGCGCTAACCAAGTGCCAACTGTCGCGCTACAGGTTATTACCTCGGAGACTGACAGGCACCTTGTAGTATTAGGCTCCGACGGACTTGATGCTAATGGCGTGAGGACCGGTGTTATTGACCCCATGCTTGTATCCTTTAGTGATGCAGAATTTGAGTTAGAGTTTGAGGCACTAGCCACCAATTCCGCAGGTGATGTACGGCTAAGCTCTGGTTCCTTTATTGTAGGCGGCATAAAGTCTCGGCAAGAAATTCTAATATGGACTGACACCAGTTTATATAGCATGAACTTTATTGGACCCCCACTGACGTTTGCCGTTAACCTGGTCAATGAGGGTGCTGGTCTCATTGGACCCAAGGCTGCAGTCAATGCGTCCAACGGAGTATTTTTTGCGTCGAAGACGGGCTTCTACATTTACACGGGTGCGGTGAAGAAGTTACCCTGCTCTGTGCAGGAGTATGTATTTGAGGACCTTGACTTAGGGCAGGCGTTTAAGTGCCACATGGGGCTTAACTCAGAATTTAGTGAGATGTGGTTCTTCTACCCATCCAAGGAAGATAACACTGGCGAGATAAGCCGATATGTTATCTACAACTATGAAGAGAACACCTGGTCGATTGGATCATTGATTAGATACTCCTGGCTTGATGCCGGTATTGAGGATCTTCCGTTGTCAGCAGCGCAAGAGTCTGGGCAGAGCCTGATCTTTGAACATGAGACTGGATACAACAATAATTCTGCTGCGATGACTAATGTATTTATTGAGTCTGGTGACATGGCTATTGGTGATGGCGACAACTTCTCCTTTGTTAAGCAGATCATTCCTGATGTTGCCTTTATAAGCGACGGCAGCGCAAGCAACACCCCCGTAATGAACATCGTCTTAAAAAGACGCGACTACCCAGGGCAGTCATTGACGACTGACTCCACCACCCAGGTTACTGGAACATCTACCTTTAGCAACGTAAGAAGCCGAGCAAGACAGCTTGTATTCCGGTTTGAGTCTGACGACGATACTGCTGCCGCTGACCAGCTAGGATATAAGTGGAGGTTGGGCTCGACTAGGATTGCCATTCAACCGAGTGGTCGTAGAGCATGAGTAAGCTGCTGCAGACTAGACTGCCGCTGGCTTCTGGCGGTGCTGGTGCGGATGTAGACATAGATACATTTAACAGATTG